TTAGCGCGTCTGCGAATTACACGGCAGCGGGTGCAAGCGCGATTGACGTAGCAGCAACGGTCACTGCGACAGCAAATCGTGTTCTTAGCACTGGTTCTAACGTTTCTGTGGCTGCACTGTTTGCAGCATCTGCGCGTGAGAAGTGGGAGCTAATAGTTGATCCGACAGATACTTGGACACCACTAGCTGATGACAGCGTAACTTGGACAGAGTTGCCAACGAGAGCGGCATAAGGATTTAGAAATGGTTGCTTATACAACGACATATAACCTGAAAAAACCTACAGTTGCTGATGATGAAGATGTCTGGGGCGGCTACCTAAACGACAGCATGGACATCATTGACGATGTTCTGGATGGCACTGTTCCTGTCACTGGCATTGATATTAACTCTGGTACGCTGGATAATGTTGTAATCGGTGGGGCTAATGCAAACACTGGTACGTTCACTGTACTGACTGCGAACACATCTCTTGGCGTTACTGGCAACATCACTGTTTCTGGCACTGTTGATGGTCGTGACGTTGCTGCGGATGGCACAAAGCTGGATGGCATTGAAAGTGGTGCGACTGCTGATCAGACAAAAGCTGACATTGACGCGCTAGGCATTGCGGCAAGCACTGCGGCAACACTGGCAACTGCGCGTAATATTGCGCTGACGGGTGCGGTCACAGGTAACGTAAACTTTGACGGCTCTGGAAACGTAAGTATTTCAACAACAGCTACTTCTGACCCAACACTAACACTTTCTGGTGATGCATCTGGTTCTGCTACATTTACTAACTTGGGCAATGCTACACTGTCAGTCACGGTTGCAGATGATAGTCACAACCACGTTATCTCAAACGTAGATGGATTGCAGACTGCGTTGGATGGTAAGCTAGGCTCTACAGCTAAAGCTGCTGACAGTAACTTGTTGGATGGCTTGGATAGCTCTCAGTTCCTGCGTAGTGACACAAGTGATACCGTAGCTGCAGGTAGACAGATTAGCTACTACTGTAATGACGTTATGGAAACTAACAGTGGAGATCAATCATCCTTAGAAGTTTTTCAGGATACTTCGGGTGCAGACGCATTTATGCAGTTTCATGTTCAGGGTGATTTTGCTGCATACTTTGGTTTAAAGGGTGACATAAATGACTTTGCCGTTGGCGGTTGGTCAATGGGCAATACTTATCACAGAGTTTGGCACGCAGGAAACGATGGCTCTGGCTCTGGCCTAGATGCTGATACTGTTGATGGCGTCCACGAAAGCACATTCATGCGTAAGAGTGCAAACTCTAGCTTGGACATGAATAACAACAACATTACTGATGTTGAGGACATTTATCTACAAGATCGTATATACCATGATGGTGACACTGACACTTACATACAGTTCGGCACAAACGAGTTTAACGTCTACACGGGAGGCTCTCGTGAAATCACAGTTAACACCACAGGTGTACGTCTAGGCGACACAGGCAACGGCTACTTCCAACCTGTCTCTGGCAACTATGGCTCTATTCAGATTGATGGTGGTGCGCATGGTGGCTACGAAGGCTACAGCATTGGTGGTCACGATGTATTTATGGCTAATGGAACTGACGTAGGTATTTATAATGACGCCAACAATGAGTGGCTTTTTAGAGCTTCACATAATGGCACTTCAGAACTATATCACAACGGTTCATCCAAACTAGACACATTGAGCAACGGTGTTTCTATCAATGGTAACTTGTACACCGATGGCTCCAACGCAGAAGATTATGATGCACTTTCAGGCACAAGCCCAACATGTAACGTAGACAATGCAGGTGCATTCAGCCTGACAATGACAGGTAATACTACATTCACATTTAGTGGTGCAGACAGTGGTTGGAGTATGGGCTTTGTCCTACAGCTAACAGGCAATGGCTCAACAGTCACATGGCCTTCCTCTGTAGACTGGGCGGGTGGTACTGCACCAGATGCACCTGCAAGTGGAGAAACTGACATTTACGTTTTCTGGACAAGAGACGGTGGCACAACATGGTATGGCGTTCAATCCATAGACGCAGCGGCATAAAAGCGGTAAGATGCCGATAAGCAAAGGAATTTGATATGGCAAGCACTTGGACAACCAACATCGCGATAGAAAAGATCGCAGACGGTGAAAAGACGGACACATGGGGACAGATCACCAATCGCAACTTTGACATCGTAGATCGCGCGACAAGCGGCGTTGGCACGATTGATCTGTCTAGCTCTGGTGCGGCCCATACACTTAGCACAACAGACGGAACAACGGGTGACAGCCTAGATGACGGTCAATACCGCGTTTTGGTGCTTTCAGGTGCTACAGAGGATTGCACAATCACCGTAAGCCCAAATGATGCTTCTAAGTTTTACCTTGTAGACAATGACAGCGGATATGAGGTTACATTCTCGCAAGGCACAGGTGCTAACGTCACAGTCTCTAATGGTGCGACAGGCATTATTTATTGTGATGGCGCAGGGGCGGGAGCATCGGTAAAAGACATAATTGACGCCACAACACTTGTGACGTTAGGCATCACTGCAAGCCCATCAGAATTAAATGTTTTAGATGGGATTACAGCTTCAACTGCTGAATTAAATGTTCTAGATGGATTTACAGGCAATTTAGATGATCTAAACTTGTTAGATGTTGCGGCTTTTGGAACGTCTGAGCCAAGTAAAGTTGTAACGGCAGACGCAAATGGGGATGTTAAGTTTTCCAATGCTGTAGTTGAAACAGTTTATAGTTTAACAGGTACTGTACTTGATCCTAACAACGGAACGATGCAAACAAAAACCTTAAGCGCAAACACAACTTTTACAGAAAATTTTTCTAGTGGTGAAAGCATGTCGTTGCATTTAACTAATGCGTCATCCTATGAGATAACTTGGCCGACGATCACTTGGATTAGTCGTATCGGTAATTACGCACCAACACTAACGGCATCAGATACCGTTGTATTATTTAAGATTAGCACAACGCTTTACGGTGTTTGGTTAGGGAGTTCTGCATAATGTCAGGATGGAAAAAACTTATTGGAACATCTTTAGTTGGGGGTCAGGATTATTTCACTGAAATTTACCGTGATAGCACACCCACAACAAATACCGCACAGGCGCAAAATGACGGTGGTTGTTGGGCAAAGTCTGCCAATTACTTCTTTCGCGGTACAAATATATATAACTTAAATGGCGATAGTCAGGGCGATCCAGTAATCCTCAGAATGGATAACAACGGTGTTATAGATAAATATTGCTCTGTTAATGTTACGGGTTCAGGCGTAAACGGAAATCACAACAACCAAGTTCCAATGGCTATTTTGCCAATTTCAGACGATGAAGTTTTGCAGTGTTTGCGCGTTGGCGTAAGTGGTTCGGCACCGTGGTATCAAACGCTAGGGAATGCTTTTGCCATCCAAAAGGTTGATGTTGCGGGTCAGGCATTAGACACGCATAGAGTTTGGTGGTGGCGAGATACGTCATTTTATGCGAGTGTTTTTAAGTTTGTTGGGGCGACACGAGTTGGAACTGATAACAATTTCTTTTTATTCACAGTACAACAGCAATCACAGATTTATAATTTACTTGTTAAGATAAACGACAGTGGTGCAGTAGTTTGGGATTACGGCTTTAAGCCGCCCGGGGGGCTGCAAATCGGACAAGCGGGCGGTATAGATAATGATGGCACATATCTGTACATCGCTCATGCAGGTGAGGGCGCAAGTCCGCAGGGTTCATATCTTACTGTTCTTGATGGTTCAGGTGGCTCTAGTCCTAGCACAGTTGCTGTAAAAGTAAGTTTTAATAACCGCAGAAATCAGGGGCCGAGAATAGCCGTAGATGCCGAAAATGACTTCGCGTATGTGATGGACAGAGATGCAGATGGTAATGTAGTTCAGTGGGATATTAGTACTCCTTCAAGCCCGACGATAAATTGGCGAAGGGTTCTATCTACTGGCGCATCACCCACATGGCAGGGGCGTGACTTAGTGCCAGACGGAGATGGGAATATTCTATTGTATTCACGGTATAACCTTAATCCGTGGACACCCGCATCTCTTCTTTGGAATTTAAACGGCTCAAACGGAACAGATAACTTTAAAAACGCATATGAGACTACAACTGGCTACACATATGGAAAAGGTCACTTTATGTCATATGAAAGTGAAGATCGTTCAGGGAACTTTCAAGTTATAGACGGCACAATGTACCTGCCATACATAGTGCGTCAAACAACTTCTGGTCAAAATACTGGCGGCTCTCTTGTAGTCCCTGCTGATGGCTCACTTACATCAACAAGTGCAATGTCTGTTGGAGGGTCACACTACTATAAAACTTATTCAGCTTATACTACATCAAACACAAGCACCACAGTCAGCAGTGTTTCTAATAGCAGTGTATCATTCACGGCTGCGTCTAGCATTGGCAATTGGCGAAACTCAACTACGAACACAACAGGTAACTTTATTGGACAGTCGTCTTTGGGTTCTATTACACAAACAAGGGTAACGATTTCCTAATGGAGAACTTAAAATGTTAGTAAAAATAGAAAATGGGCAACCAATCCCATATACAAAAAGTCAGTTAAAAAGAGACAATCCTAATGTTTCTTTTCCTTTTGACATTTCTGACGACATGCTTGCGTCATATGATGTACACAGGGTGCAGCAAGATGAGTGGCCTGAAGTAGACCCTATGACACACGAGGTTGAGGCAAGTGATGTTACTTTAATTGATGGTGTTTGGAGAATTACACACACAGTTGTAGAACTTTCAGAAGCAGAAAAGGCAGAAAGAGTAGGGTTTTTAGCAAACGAAAACCGATACAAGCGAAATAATCTTTTATCTGAAACAGATTTTTACGCTTTATCGGACGTTACAATGTCATCGGAAATGCAGAGTTACAGGCAATCGCTAAGAGACATTACTAGCCACGCAAACTGGCCTAACCTAAACGACGACGATTGGCCCACTAAACCATAAGGACGCGCCATGCCTTTAGTCCCGCTAAACATCCCCAAGGGGCAGTACGCAAACGGCACAGAGTATCAATCTCAGGGTCGCTGGCGTGACGTAAACCTAGTGCGCTGGCATGAGGATGCTTTGCGTCCTATTGGTGGTTGGAGGCCACGCGCACAGTCTGACAATACATCTGTAGATGCAGGCGGTGTTGTTCGCGGCGTTCACACTTGGGTAGACAATGATGGTGAGCGTTACGCTGCATTCGGATCGCATGACACTGTGACAGCTATGCTGGAAAGTTCTATTACGGCAGACATCACGCCCAGCGCACTTACTACGGGCCGTGTACATGCAACGATTAACACGGGCTTTGGTTCTGGCGGCTGGGGCTTGTTCGGTTGGGGAGTAGCGCGTCCAGACTTAGGCTCTATTCTACGCGCAACTACATGGTCGCTAGATAACTGGGGCGAGGAGCTAATAGCGTGTTCGTCTGACGATGGCGTCATTTACTCATGGGATTTGAATACGTCTAACGATCTTACGGCGGTCACAAACGCACCTACGGGCTGCACAGCGGCATTCGTGACAGAGGAACGCTTCTTGGTTGCGCTTGCAGCGGATTATAGCGTGTCTCAGTCATCTTCTAAGCGTGTGGCGTGGTCAGATCAGGAAGATTACAACACATGGACAGCGGCAGCGACAAACCAAGCTGGTGACATTGAACTGCAAACCAACGGCACGATCCTAGCGGGTGTACGCACACGCGGTCAGTCACTGATCCTTACAGACCAAGATGCGCATACAATGACATACCAAGGCCCACCGTTTGTATACGGCTTTGAGCGTGTCGGTACGGCGTGTGGATTGATTGCGGCGGGTGCATATGCCTCTGTGGATGTCGGCGTAATCTGGATGGGTCGTCGTGGCTTCTTCCTGTACTCTGGCGGTCAAGTGCGTGAGATACCGTGTGAAGTCGCTGATTTGGTGTTTAGCAACATCAACTATGACCAATCATCTAAAGTGCAGGCGATGGTCAATAGCCAGTGGAATGAAGTCTGGTGGGTATATCAGTCACAAGATAGCGAAGAATGCGACAAGTACGTTGCATATGATTACGTTGAAAACATCTGGACAACTGGCGACATAGATCGCACAGCGGGTGTAGATCGTGGCGTATTCCGTCTGCCGTTCTTAGTAAAATCAGATGGTGTTGTGTATGAACATGAAGTTGGCTTTGATTACGATGGTGCAACACCATACGCAGAGACAGGCCCGATTGCGATTGGCACTGGTGAGCGTCTGATGAAAGTCACTAACGTCATACCTGATGAAAAGACGCAGGGCGATGTAGACTTGAAATTCAAGGTGCGTAATTACCCGAATGCAGCGGAGACCGAAAAGGGGCCGTTCAATACTGCAAACCCAACATCTGTGCGCTTCCAAGGTCGTCAGGTTAGAATGCGCGTTGAGGGCGCAGAGGCAGCGGATTGGCGTGTGGGTGTCATGCGCTTAGATGCGCGGCAGGGTAGTAAACGATGAGTTTCTATGGTGCGCCCCCAGTAGGCCCAGATTTCAAGGTATGGGCAGAGAAGTTTAGTGCGTGGCTTATGAGGACACGCTCTTTTCTTACGCACAGACGCGATTACGACAGCGCGGCAGAAGATGGCGTTATTCTGTGGGATCGTGAAAATAAGTATCCAGTTGTATCCAAGGACGGCGCGTTTGTGCAGATCGTTCTTGAAGATGGTCACGCCTCGTTTTACCGAACAACGGATTTGACAGCGGCTGCAATCAACACGGCGTACGCAATAACGTACGATGCGCCTACTGGCAATGTTGGCATAGATCGGGATGGAACTGATCCAAGCAAGATCGTGTTTAGCGAGGCTGGCGAGTATCTATTGATGTTCTCAGCGCAGATTTCGTCAACATCATCCAGCACAGTTAAGTTTTATTTCTGGCCTCGCCTGAATGGTACAGATGCACCAAACAACACCATTGTTTACTCGCTGCACCAAAATGATGCGACAGTCGTTGTTTCGCGTTCTGCAAAGTTTGACGTGGCGGCTGGCGATGAACTGCAAGTCATGTGGGCGGTGGATAGCACATCAGGCTTCTTGGATGCGTCTGTGGCAACTGCATTCAGCCCAGCGGCACCAGCAACTACGCTGCATATTACGAGGATGCATGGATGAATGACATGTCTCAAAAGATGGTTGTAGGGGAATATGTGTTAAGTGATGACTTAGCGCGTTGCAGGCCATATATTGAGGATGCATTAGAATATTGCAATGGTACACATCAGTTTGAGGATATTGTGCAAGGTATTGCAGAAAGTAAGATGCAATTCTGGCCTGCGCCAAGGGGGTGCATGGTAACGGAAATTGTGGTATACCCTAGAAAGAAGGTTTTCAACATTTTCCTAGCGGGTGGTGAATTGGATCAGTTAAAAGACATGCATGACGCTATGAACGCTTGGGCGGTAGAGCAAGGATGCACTGGCGGTAGCCTCACAGGTCGTGTAGGATGGAAAAAAGTGTTAGAACCAATGGGATGGAAGTTAGCACATTCCCATTTTGTTAAGGAGACAGAATAATGGCAGGCGGCGGCGGTAGCACAACAACAAAGCCATATGTTCCTAAGTTTGCTGAAACAGCAATGCAGCAGGGTATCGGCATGGGAACAGACATTGCGCCTTTGCAAGATACTTATACACCTTTGTATGGGCCACAAGTAGCGGCACTGTCTCCAATGGAGCAGGCTTCTATGCAAGGCACAGACATGATGGCAGGCGCATTTGGTATGCCAACCACAGGCGGTCAGCAATATCTGCCGCAAGCGCAGACATATGAAGGTGGCATTCAAGGATATTCAGCGCGTCCAATGGTTGAGGGAATGATTAGCCAGTTTCAGGCAGAGCGCCCAGAACAAGCCGAGTATCGTGAAAGTTTTGGAATTGATCCTGTAACTGGTCAAGTTGGATCACGCGTACCGCAAAATCAACCTGTAGAGTTAGAGCTACAGGGCGGCGGCGGCGGTAAATAGGAGAAAAGACATGGGTGCATCAGCAGGTGGACAAAGACTTCCAAGCGGCGGTTTAGCGGGACAAGGTGGAAGCACACCAGTAGGTGATGCGGTTCGCAACATTGGCGGTCAAGGCGGTCGCCAAGGTGGTTTTGGTTCTCCAATTCCTAACTTTGGTCAGCGCACTGACCCACGGGCAAGTATGACGCAAGGGACAATGAACATTGCGCGGCCTTTGGGCCCATCAACACAGAACCCTTACCAACAAGCGGCAGGGGCGCAGCAGCAAGCGTTAGCAACAACGGGTGCTGCAACGCAATATCAGACATCACCTACTGCAATGGGCCGTATGGCAGCGGGTATGGCATATCAGCCACCCTCAGCGGCAACAGGTACAATGACAGCGGGTACGCAGTATCAAGCTCCATCGGCAGCGATGGGCGCACTCTCACGCGGTACTAGCTACGAAGTTAATCCACTAGCGCAGCAAGGCTTCCAACGTGCGATGGGCTACAATCCTCAACAAGTAGCGGCAACACGCTACGGTGCAGCGCAAGAAGCAACACCACAAACTGCTGCAAGCGCAATGCAGGGTTATCAAAACCCATATGAAAGCCAAGTTGTGCAGCAAACATTGCGTGACATAGGATCACAAGCGCAGATGGGTCAGCAGAACTTAGCAGCGCAAGCGCAAGCGGCAAAAGCCTTTGGTGGATCGCGTCATGGCATTGCAGAAGCAGAAGCAATGAAGGGTTACACCCAGCAGATGGCAGATGCGGCAGCGCGTATGCGTCAACAAGGCTTCCAGACACAGTTGGGCGCGGGTCAGTTTGATGTAGGACAGCAATCAGCATCTACAGCACGGAATGTTGCAGCAGAGAATGTAGCGCGTCAGTTTGGTGCGCAAACAGGCATGACTGCACAACAGCTAAACCAAGCAGCAGGTCTATCTGGTGCGCAGCTTAACTTGGCAGGTACGCAGGCGCTATCTGGTGCAGACTTGGCGGCAGCGGGTGAACGCAGAGCAAGCGCAAACGCTTTGGCACAGCAAGCACTAGCAGCGCAACAAGCGCGTATGTCGGCAGCAAGTCAACTTGCGGGTACAGCAGCACAATCAGAGCAGCTTGGGTTAGGTGCAGCGGGTCAGGTCGCAGGCGCACAACGTGCAGACGTTGGCACACGAACAGGCGCAGCATCACAGCTTGCAGGTCTAGGTCAGCAATCGTTTGGTTACGGTCAATCAATTCAAGATCAGCAAATGCGTCAAGGCGGCATGCAGCGAAACATCATGCAGAATTTGATTGGCGCTGGGCAACAAAACTTTGGTCAGTACACAGGCGCACCCACAGGTGGCTTGAATACGCTTCTAGGCGCACTAACAGGCGCAGGCGTTCCATCAGGTCAGACTGAGAGCTT